AACGCTGGACAAAATCCTCGTGCTCCGCTGGAACATACAACTTAAGATTGGGTATATTTACTCGAATCCAATCAGCCACTACTTGAGCCTTTACACAATTGGCATCCATATCCTCAAGAGTAGCTTTTATACCCTTCTTTCCTCTAATAGTGTGTGAAAAATATGCAGTTACCATACTCATAACATTCTCCCAATAATAAACTGTCTCCATACTTTAATTATTCTTCCTTGACAACTTTCCATTTTTCAAGAAAAGGTTTAACACAATTTGGATACTTATCTATTATCTCTGAAGCTTTTGCATTCAATCTTTGCATATCTGGTCCATTTGGATGCCGGATAGGTCGATCATCCTCCCAGTTACCCATCAACATTGAATCTCTAAGTACCACCAAAGAAGCAATAGCTTTAGTAATATGTGACAGACCACTATCCCCGTCGGTATCTTCACCTTCCCACCACTGTTCAAACACATGCCGCCACACGGCATCAACGTATACTGAAGCTCTCACTCCGGCGTCTCTGTAATTGTGGGCACCATACTTTCTACCACCTTCCAACATAGCAAGTCCGACCTCGGACATAACCTGCATAGGTACCAGGTGTATGGGAACTTTACGGATACCCAGGGCATCCTTTGGATTCGTTGCTTTCTTTCTAGGTGGAACTATTTTAATTTCATCCTGCATACTATTATTCCTTCCGAGGTAATTGCTCTACTGTCTTCTCAATAGCAGCTCTACGTCTTATGTACCCTGCCACAACTTTATCAACAGCAGCTCTCTCAGCTGCTTTATCCCGGTTCTGGGTTATACCACACTCAGGAGTAAATCCTTCTGGAAAACGAGTTGTAAGTTTTGCCTCATTTATATCCATGAGTTCATCAGTAGATGACTCGTACACAATCAAAACATACATCATAAAATGAAGTATATCAGACAACTCAATCAACACATCAGTCCGGGATAATGGTTCACCAGGATATGCCATAAATTTCTTGTAGTTATTAAGTAACTCACCTGCTTCACACAACATTCCCGTAAGTCCATGAAGTAAATTTGGGTCAAAAATCTTACCAAAATCAGGACTTTGTAAACGCTTGACTAAGGCCATGAACTCTTTTTCTTTACTTGGCATTATTAAACTCCCACACCTCACTTACCTGACTGAAACCCTCTTCTTCAGTTGGTCTTTCATAAATGGCAGTAAACTTATCCCATACACCCTCCCATAGAGCTCTGTCGTCCTGACCATGAGGATTTTGCATCCGCCTATCCACACTAGTTTTCTTATCCAGTACTGGCATAACTATTGCCACAGCTTCATAACCATAGCGCCTTGCCAAAGTAAGATACTCTTTTCTATGTGCTGAAGACATGTTTGTCTCATCAACAAGGATATCCACACCAAGAAGCATAAACTGCTCTATAGCTTGCTCGGCAGTATTAAAAATAGTTGGTTCCAATTTGGGATTAAAGACATAATCTCCGCCCCCAATCATATATCGAAGAGCATCCCTGGCTATGACAACAATATTTGGGTTCTTAGCCAAAAGTTTCTTTACCAAAGTAGATTTACCGGAACCAATATTTCCTACCATTATGTAAAGTCTCATCATTACCTCGCTATCGCCAGAATGTCCGCCTCACACATGATTAAACACTCTTCACCGTCTATTGTTACCTTCGTTCCAACAGGACCAGGAAGAAGAATTACATCACCCACCTTTACAGTCATAGGCCGCAAAGTACCGTCATCAAGCAATTTACCCTCACCAACACCCATAACTTTTGCTTGCTGTGATTTTTCCTGAGCACTTCCCGGGATAAGAATACCTCCACGAGTGGTCGTATCATTTTTAAGTCTCTTAACCAGCACCCTATCACCCAATATTTGTAACTTCATCTTTATTCTCCTCATCAGGTTTCACTGCTTTAAATTTCTTTTGCTCAGCTTGCTTTTCTTTAAGCTTTGCCACATCTCGTTCCACTAATTCTGCTATCTCTACAACTGCCAACCTCTGAAAATACTCTATCGTACGTTGTCTCTTTGCCGCCCCCATTATCCTTCCTCCCAATGCCGTCTTCTGAATTCAAATCTTAACCGATTCAATGAATCTCTTACTTTCTTTGAAATGGTACCCGTCGAGTGCCTACCTCGCCTTGCAGTATCTTTATAAGACACACCTTCAACAAAATGTTTGTGTACCTGAGCAAACTCTTCCTGACTAATAACTCCATCCTTAATAAGTTTCTCAAATCTATCCCTAATAAATTCCCGCTCAAGATCAGCATAAACTTCGGTTGTATCAAATAACTCATCCTGGACAACATCAAAAGGAACACATACTAGAGACCTTGACGGATCCTTATAATCCTTTACTATCTCATTATCAATGTATCTCCTTATATTGTAAATTAACTTACCTCCAGGTTCATCTTCCCTAACTTTTGCCAGTGCTCTGTATAATCCTATCACGGCTGTTTGATAAAGATCATAAAAATCTACTTCACATAAGTGGGGATTACGCCGCCTAATTTGCCATATCTGAAATTTTAGTAACTTATCTACCTTCAACAGTACCCGTACAAAAACCTGTGGGTCACTACTTTCATCAAACTTGAGCGCCAAATCTTTAAGTGCCTGATGTTTGTCTACTGCTGTCTCCATTCTAATTAACCTTTCCTTTGAGATTTATTAAACAAATTCTTAAATTGTGTAGAAGTCTTTTTGGATACAGTATCTTCCTTCACACCTTCCTTAGGTGGCACTGGCTGATTTATATCCAAAAGTGAACGTATTGTTCCAACAGGTTTAAGATGCTGGACCATTTTCTTTGTTGCCGCAATAAATTCTGCTGAAGGAGGAGCGACTGATGCCTGCAGGGCATTTTCTACTGAACCCGCCACGGCATCAGCAAAATCTTTACTCCCAAATCGAGGTATGTCTCGAGTTTCTCCATTCTCCAAAATCTCCATATCTATAACCTCAGTAGGATGATCTATCTTATTCTTATCTGGATCATCTTCAAGGTTAACCAATTCAAAATGTAGATACTCATTCCGATGGCAGCACCAACGTTTATCATGTACCAAATCTCGAAAACTCCGGTAAATCTGAGGATTTTTATCCAACGAAAGTCCTTTATCTGGACAATTAATTCCTGCTCTTTGAAGTATCTGCTTTGAATCTTCACTTACCTGACCTAAATCATATGTAACTAACACAATATTAAAATTATATACCTTTTTAAGATCAATGATAAATTTTCTAACCTTATTCAACGGAATCTTATCCCCAGGACGTCCAATTATGCGCATCCCAAAATCTGTCTCCACTACAGGTGCTTTCTCCACCCGCATGGATCCCCCATCTTCCAAATCTTCAACAGTTCTATCTGTCCAACCACTAACACAAGACATAGCAATACCCAAAGCATCCCCCATACCTGATTTATTGCTATAAGCTATATCCACGTGCAAATACCGAGGAACACGTCTTGGAATTCGAATGGCACTAAAATCCAGATACCCAGCAAAATCCACATCATCATGTAACCCGGTCTCAATTGTCAACATGCTAACTGGATCTCTTTTAGTGGAATCATAGCAATCCACTATCAATGCTTCAGAAGGAAATAGCTTACTCTTTCGTAGCCCCGTTATTGATACTCCTGCGTAGTCTCTCAATGCGCCCACGATATCACGTTGATGGGCTTCCAAATATTCTATAGGAACCCAAAGAATTTGAAAACCATTCTTCGCAGCTAAAACTATTGCCTCTTGATCCGGCACAAACGCAGTACCCTCTCCTTGACCCAGAATTTTAGATGGTACATACACATTACCCAACTGCACCGGGAACTTAACACCACAGTACTCCGCGGCTTCTTTTGCTTCCCAAACGGGGATATCCACGATATACACATTGGGTGAACTTTTCATCTTTGCCACAAATGTATTCAAAAATGATAACGTTTCCTGCTTAGAAGCAACTAAGAAAAACTTACCCAAAGTCAATTTTCTATCATCCATCTGAGATCTAAGAACAAATCTGTTTTCAAATCGTCGATAGCCCGCCTCAAAAGCCTGAAGAACTCGAATTCTTTGCTTATCTGACTCTGAAGGAGAATCAACCTCATCCATCAACGCAGCAATGATATCATGACCTTGAACACCAAATCCCTTTGAGTAAGGAGAACCAGAAACGTATTCAAAAATAGGAAATTCTATCTTTGGATTTTGTTCAGATCCGCACACTCTACCTCTTTCCTTAAACCAAGGAGACTGCAAAAGATAACTTTGAAGAAGACCAAATCCACGAGAGGCACCAAGTGATGTCGTTAGGTTGAAAAATACTACAGCCATCTTACCTGCAGCAGTCTTTCCAAAAAATGCCCAAGGATCGCGAAGACAATTATGAACAACAACCCCTTGACATATAAAATTCTTTGGACTACCCTCTGCCATAACAACATCATAAGTATTCTTTTTACCCCCATACTCTATTGACTCAATTTTACCAAACAGTGTTTTACTAAAATTTGAATTGGTATACTTAGTCAAAAACCCTAGCTTCTCTTCAATTTCCTTATCAGATCGTACAATAATATAGGGTAAACCTTTTAATTTCTTATCAAAAAAGCTATCAGGTCTATCTAAACCATCAACCTCAATATACCAACCTCCCACAAGAAAATCAACTGATTTAATATAACCATTATTCTTAACTATAACGTGTATGTCATGATCCAATCCATTTTGAGTAAGCCAATCGTCTACTCTCCCTTCAAATTTACTATCACAAAAATGACCATCTTCCGCCTCAAAGGGCTTACCATACCCCCAACTGGAACGCTTAGCAAAATCTCCACATTTTCTTTTTGTTTCTAATTGCTTTTGAACTATTTCATTCTTCTGTTCTTGACTTAATGAATTTCTCCACTTCTTCCAACCTATAACAGCTTTTGCAACAGCTTCTGGAGTATGTAATTGTTCAATAAGTTGCTGTCTTTCTTCCGGAGATAAATTTTTCAATCTTTTCTTAGTAGCTGCTGCACATTTAGCATTCCTTTCCGAATTGCTCCAAACTTTTTGTTCCATAATCCGACACCATTCTTCCCAATCCATAGAATCCAATCGCTTGAGTACCCTCCGAGCCACATCCTCATCAGAAATATTCTTCCAATGTTCAATAAGTCCTTGAACAGCTTTCACCCTAACCTCTGGTATACGCAAATGTTTGGTTTTTTCCTTACTCTCATCTAAAGAAAACAACTCCCAATAAGCCAAAGCAATACCCTGCATTATCTCATGAAATTCTGTACTCTGCTTAGCCTTGTTACACTTAACTACCCCTTCCGGAGACTGCACTGCCAACAAACCCTTTTCACAAATCCGATATCTTTCTTCTTCTGTCCTACTCGCCCATACCTTCTTGGTAGCATCACTTATTATTCCGGATACATCACTCCTGGAAAGATGAAGATCATCACCATATATAAGAACTTCATCTCCAACAAGAATATCTTTAAGAGGTTTCCAACCATCTTTTGTCCAAAACTTATGATCAAGAGTTGTCCTAATTTTTTTATATCTCCCACCCTTAGAATTAGTGGTATCCTTACGATTAAATAAAAGATCTGCAAACTTTATAACTACTTCATAAACAGGTTTCTTCCCCGAAAAAATAACCTCATCTACCTTATGTGCTCCAACATTACCCCTCTCATCCACAGCCAAAGTATAATTCAACCCATTTTTATAAGCTTGATTTAAAGCAACCCACTTCTTCTTTTCACAATCGTAAACAGGACAGTAACCATCTATGCATAAAATCGTATGCATTACGTGAGCAATGCCTAAAATTGCAGAAGTCGTTTTGCCAGTTCCAATTGCGCCTGTAAATATTGGGAGGTTCTTTTCAGGCAAATTAGAAAGCTCAGATAGAACCCTATGCCATATTGGGTATAATGCCTTACCTCCTCTCAAAGAAACTCCAAGATAATCAGTATCCGTCAAAAATTTACGCATTGAAACTGGTATTTCCGCGTAATCAGTACCATACGCAGCCGTCAACAATGTTTCCATCCGTATTTTTTGGTTACTCTTCTTTGCCATCGTCCATACTTTCCAAATTCTGTCGTATCCTGCTAATTACAACTTCCCTATCCATTGAGGGCAATTTTTTAAGATCGGCAACAATTTGCTGGTCACCAGACATCAAACGTTTAACAGGGTTTCCACCAGAGTTATCACCCAAACTTAACTGGTAATTGGTTTGCTTGATCAGAGCTGGTTTTTCTACACCAAATCCCAAATCTTCCGCAGCCTTAACTATTTGCTCTTCATCGTTTCTTTGCTCCACCCTTAACTTTCTTATAGTTTCAAACACCCCAAGATTTGGAACTCGATAAGCATTACATATCTTTTCACATTTCAAACAAACAAAAGTTATCTCCTTCTGTTCATTAACCCTTGGTTGAGCAGCAGCATCGCAACAAGCTGATCGGTAACTAAACCTGTGCTCAGAAAGTTCTACGTCATCCTCATTCCAAAGCAATTCCCTCTGCTTTGTACCCATGAATACATAATCCATAATGTATGTAGCAACAAAGGGAGAATTCACCTTCTCTTCTTTCTTAAACTTCTTAATAACTTTTTCAACAAAGTCTATGGTAATCCTATCGCCAGGGTTATCAACCTCATCCTCATACTTTTCTCTGAGCGCTTTCAAAACTTCAGCTAAGTTGCCCCGGTGTCTGAAGTACAGTAGTCGGGTGGTATTTTCTAATTCTAATTTTTGAATTGACTTAGTCATACTTTCTTCCTAATCTACTAATCCAAATACATCCTGTGCTCCACAAAGAACAGTGTAGTACTTGTGTCCATCCAATCCAGTAATATTTAGACCCCAAGGAACAGAAATATCAAATAATACTCTAACTCCTGCACTTAACTTTGGGTGTGTAGGATGACATTTCCCTTTAAGATCTGTGTATCCCGGACCTATAGATAGTATAGTTCCCGTTCCATTGTGATACTTCTTTCGAATACTTTCAGGAAGAACTATTACATTATCCTGTCCCATCTTCTCAGGAGGAGAATCTGGACAAATGAAAACTAAATCTCCCAACATCTGATAGGGGAATTGAAGTTCACCCTTCTTATTGTGCCAGGGTGTTTTATACTCAATACTCATAACTCTCCTTTATCTCAAGTGTGACAAAGCCTCTGCTTTGGCAGCTACTATTGCTTTCTTCTTTTCAATGAAATAATTCCGGATGCCTGATGCACAACACACAAAACCCATAAGTGCATACCCATACTTCTCGGCTTCTATTGAAACTATGGAAAAAGGAATATTAGCTAGGGCATAAAACAACCACCATCTATAACTCCGACCAAGCATAAAAATGGCAGTGGTAAGCCAAATTGCTCCAACTATTTCTATTACACGTATAGTAGACATCATTCCTCCTCGTATGTAGCCATATTACCCGTTGATTCTTGAACATCAACCCGGTAACAACTTGGTATTTGCATACATATCCATCTGGCTATTCTTTCAGCTGTTGGATTTAAACCACCTTGATTTAATGGTGTTTTTGTTGCAGAATCCCAACCTACCCCTTCTATGTCATTCAAGTACTGATGATCCAATTGACCATGTACCACTCTCTTTATCTCAGTAAAATCTACTACCATACCATTTTCATTGAGCTCTTCAGCTGAGCAATAGACCGTGATTAAAAGGGAATGGCCGTGATTCCTGTTACAAGCACTTATATAGGGTAGATTGAGCTTGTGAGATACTGCCACTTCCAGTGTTTTCTTAACCTTAAACATGTTACACTCCTCTTATAGAATATAGTAATAAAACTAGTAAAACTGCTACTATTAGCAACCACCAATCAACACTCGTTAAAAACTTTCGAATCATCATTTCTCCACCTCGTATATTTCCGGAAATCCCCGATAAGCTTCACCAGCACCCATGCCAGCTCCCACCAAGAAGCCTTTGTCCAAATACCGCCATCCAATAATATCCGGCTCTAATGCACCTTGCTCAGCTCGTAGAAAAACCTTATCTACTAAAACTGCAGTATACACTTCTAAAGGATCATACCCGGATATGATTTTCTTTGCCTCAGCAAGGGTGTTTCCCGTTTCTGCACAATCGTCCACAATGATAACATTTCTACCACAAATATCTTTTCTTGATAAATCCAGAGGTGTCATCAATTTTACTTCAGCCCGAGCCTTCATTTCTTCTCCATAAGATTCAAGACCTATATGCCCGATTACTACGTCTGGTTGATGCCAAAGTGAACCAACCGGATTAAGTGTGTATAAAATTTGTAACAATTGGTATGCCGTGTAAGCTCCACCTTTCAACACAGCAATAATGGCCAAAGGATATCCTACCATATTTATCTCCCCTGCCATCTTCCTCAAGGCAGCATCTACACCTTCTTGATTCAAAATTTGATTAAGTTTAGTTGACATCACTCCCATCTCCTAACTGTGGCGTAAACTCAATATTATCCACCAACTTCTCCAGAAGTTCAACACTACTCACACCTTCCAACTTTGTAACCATAAAAGCTGCGTCTGCTATTTCAACTAACCCCTCATCTTGACTTATTATAATGAATTGCATATTCATTGTCTTAGCCAAGTATTGAGTCATTTCCCTCACAGCTTCTGCATTTTTCAATCCATGCAAATTTCTGAACGGCTCGTCAAAAATGAGTACAGGGCGTGTCCTCTCATACTGAATTGCCCATAAGATTATCCTAAGAGCAAAAGATACCACATCGGCTTGGCCACCACTAAACTCATCATCCTTTGGAGAAAATCTCTCACCATCAATAACAATATACATATGAATTTCTGGTTGGTTGTGTGATATACTACCTTCTAATTTAAACGAATGATTATCCCCAAATACAAATTTAAGGGCCTGAGTAACCAAAACCTCGACAACCTCCTCAAACTCCTGTTGAACCAAAATACCAACAGTATTCATCACCTCAAGAGCTTTTTCAAGGTCTGCAAGACAATTCTGATGAGATACAATCTCAATTCCCAGATCTTCAACCTTACTCTTAAGAAGTTTCTGAGTAGCCTTCTTCTCGCTTAAGAAATCAGTGTATTTTGTCAGATTCATTATTTAACTTTCTTTACAAAGGTCCTACGACAAACATAGTTATCTTGAAACGTCCACGACCAGATTCTGAGTATTCTCTTAAAAAATGTTGATTACCATCTTCACCTGGCTGCATTGACCATCTGCCATAAATATGACTTGCTCGTCCTACTTCGTAATCATGATCTATTGCCCCAGCATCAAATAATATTTCAATTCCTTCTTCATGGCTCACATGGCCTTTAATGTAGTAAGCATCTGGCGTGCCATACCAGTTCAGTGGCATGTATTCACCATCATTACATTTCATCTTATTTCTCCTTATCCAACTTCTTTAAATTGGTCTCAAATTTTTCTAGAAATAGTTGAACATTTCCTTTGTTTGCAACTACCCTATGTGCTCTAGATTGTAGATGCTTCCGATGTTCCGGCCAGGTAGAAAAATCAATTCCACACACGCTACATCTGTATCTACTTACCTTTGCCATCTTAATCTTTATCCTTTGGTAGTAGTAAATAAACTCGAGTTCCAGGAGGTAACTCCCTCGGAGGAAACACCAGTGGTTGCTCCTCAGTAAAGGATACCTCATCATACACCTCTCCACGATAGGAGACCCAGTACTTCTTACCCATTAAATCATCCTTCACAAGAATTGCATAACCCGCTATATCTGATAGCTTAATCTTTTTGTGGGGTGGCCGCTGAAATAATTGCAGACATCTCTTCATCCAATTTTTTGAGCGTGCTTTCATGTATAATAAGCTCCAAACTTAATTCCTCAGATTTTTTCTCAGCGGCAGCAACAGAAGTCGTTCCCGACACATCCTTTAATTGCTTGAGTAATTGTGTCTTTTGTCCATCCTGCTGTGCTTGCTCCCGACGCAGTTCTTCAATCTTCTTTACTTTTTGCTTAACCTCAGAAATGATATCAGCCATTTTTAACCTCCTCCAAAATTTCATCAATAACCTGACGAACCCCCATACTTGCTTTCTTTTCCTCCAAAACTTTCAAAAGAAAACCTTTCCAACCGAGTATCTTCTCATCCCCTTCTTTTAATCGTTTCACAAGTTCAACAAGAAGAGAATTATCCTTCGTCCTAACATCTCTCTTAGTAAGATCGAATATCTTCTCAATTGGCTCTATACCAAGTTCAATAACTTCTGATTCATTTGTATCCGTATCAAATATAACAACTGCTGGTTGATGTTCCAAATCAAACCTTGAAATCGTCTTTCGAATTACCGCTCCGGGATTGATAATTATTCGCCCTTGCCAAGTTTCAATGAATCTATAGTGATAATCTCCTGCCAAAATGAGAGCATAGTCTGGACACTGCCGAAGAAATTGTCTCGGACCAGGCAACACCTGCCCTGGCCACAAAGCTCTATCCCCCACCATCCTATGAGTTACAAGAATATTGTAAGCATCTTTATCTAGCACCTCAGGAACGGGCTCACCAAATGACGCTCCGTAAAAGAATACACTGGCTTGCTGGGGTCCTGCTATAACAGGATTATCACCCAGTATCTTAACAACTCTTGCCGATTCCAATTCAACTAATGGGCTATTAGGTAAAGTAGCTTTTGAATGGCCTGAGATATCATGTTGGCCATAGACACAAAGCATCCGCTCATCCCCAAATCTCCCAAAGCAATGTAACAGTTGCATAACTTCTGACTTGACTTTATTTGCTACTGTGGGAGCATCAAAAAAATCACCCACTTGTATAATGATATTACATTTCCTACCATCAAATATATCCAAACTTTGGGACACTTTCCTACATAGAGTCTTCCAGTAATCATCTATACGCCGCTCAGGCGATTTATTTGTTAAATGAAGATCTCCTATAATTCCTATTCTCATAGCCCTACTTTCCGTTTTCTAATTCAACAAAATTATCCATATGAATACAAATTCTTCCCCAGTTTTAAATGGATATTTATCCTCATATCCTTCGGGAAGATACGCTTTACACAAGGTCATATTTTCATTATCTTTCTTACTTCCCTAATAAAATTTGCTTTGATTCCGATGTAAGCCCTGTTCCACACATGGGACAATTCTCAAGTTTTTCTTTGAGCTCAATTTCCTCAAGTTCTAACTGTTTCAATCGAATATCGCTCTCAACAAGCCCTACCTCAATTTTATGGATATCTTCAAGAAGATTAAGAACTGTTTCCAACTTGGTATCAATATAATTATACCTTTCTAAAGTACCTTCCACAGCAGTTATCACCTCAAGATTTTTTGGAAGAACTATTTCATGAGCTTTAATACTTTTTATCTTAACTATCAAAGGTTTAAGAGCATCTATGCACGTAGTTACCTTAGCAATATCCTCAGAAGATTGCCTCACATTATCAAATATCTGATCAATATTGTCTGGAATGTGTATCTGACACTTTTCGAGGACTCTTAGGGCATTGACAATAGCATTTAACTGCTCTACCTCCGCCCTTAACCGCCTAACTTCTTCAATGTGAACCTTGGTCTCTTCAATTTTACTTTCAAGCAGGAGAAGGTTTATGGCGCCTAAGACAGCTAACTTCTGATTGGTGGCTTCAAGCTCTTTTTGCTTAGAAGCTACATCACCTTTCTCTATTCGAATCTTACTGGCCAATGACTTGGTGACCCGATCTATTTCATCCAATTTTGTTATAGATCTGATATATGTAGCAATCTGACCTGGTGGAGTATAAACAAGAAAATGCTGATCTCGCTGCTTTTGAACATTCAAATCTGATAGATTAATTACCTCAGAAATCATTTCGGGAGGACTATTTCCAAATCCTGTGAATGGATCCAGCCTATCCCCATTATGCTCCAGGGTATAACTATTCTCAGATGTGCCACGACTCCGAGTTATCTTATATACATCCTTATCCTCACTGACCACCATCTCTACAACACTAGTATCCTGACCTCTTCGTACATAATTACTGCCCAATGGACGATTGGTGGTAACCCAATTCAGACCCAACAATATATTCGTTTTTCCGTTACCAGAGTTACCCGTGAAAACGTTTATTCCAGGAGATAACTCCAATTCAGTATCCTTATAAGTCTTAAAGTTATTTAAAATAATCTTTTCAATCATTTTTACACTCAAAAAAGGTCAATAATTTACACCTTAACTTATGAACTTCCTTAAGCTCATGTTGCCAAACAATTAAAGTTTGATAACCATATTGAACAAATGAACCTATTCTTTGTTGTTCCTCTTCTCCTTTTGTTCTCCCAGTAAACTTTTCTCCATGCCAATAATCACCAAACATCTCAATAATTTTCTTTTGACCACCAACATTATGAAATCCGGAATCTTACCCGCTATAATAAAATCCTTATCACCAGCATCACCTGTGTACTTCCATTGGTCAGGGAATAATCCTTGAAGAAGTTCATATAACTGTTTCTCAGGTACCGTTTGTTTATTTCTTGAATTCTTACTTACAACGTGTAACCTTTGTTTCTTGTTCGCTGGATCTGCCCAAAAATGTAGCATTCTATCAACATGTTTCTTTTTGACTTCTGGCCTATTCTGAGATTCTTTCGAGGATGCACTAAATCGTGCCTTTACTTCTGGTTGACTTGCAGTAATTTTCAGTGAAGCACTCCTTTTTGCATTCACTTCAGGCCGATTCTGTGCTATCCTTTGCATAGCTTTTGGGCGATAATCTGTTTAATCTGGTATTCTGGATCCGTCCACACCTTCTGCAAAGATACACTTTTCTTAGCTTTTACTTCTAGACGATTTTGTATTTCTTTTTGTCTCTCACTCTGCTTTCTACGTTCTTCAGGATCTTTCCAACGTTTTCTTTGAGCTATACGAAGATTTTCTGCATACTCTTCTCTCTTCTTTGGATCTTTAGGTGGAGGCACACTACTCTCCCTTTTTACATATAAATGAGCGAGATAACAAATTCACCGGAAACGCTTTTGTAACCCGAAGGAATATCCTTCTTTCATTCTCCCCTAATTGATTCAACCTAACGTCACCATTCCTAAGTGTCAACTCCCTATACACCATCCGAGCCAGAAAATAAGCATCTGCTATGTCTGTGGCAGGTCCATCAAACTCTTCAATCGAGGCAAGAAGCTTTTTCTTCTTAATCATCTTCTTCTTTATCAAACCCTCAGGGATATCAAAAACAAGTTGGGCCTTCTCCACCACGTCCTTCTTCAAACAATTCCCCTTATTCGTAGCAAAAAGCTTTACACTAAGGGGGTCATGTACTCGAATCTTCCCGCCACCTTCAAATATCATATGTTTTAAGTAGCCGGTAAGTTCAGCTATCTGACAAATTGAAGTAGTTTGGGATGCATAGGAGTATCCTTCAACAGAATAGTAGTCTTGACCTACCATAAATTGTGGGGGTAAATTACTTAAGTGGAGAAAATTATGGAGGCCTTTTTGATACTCCCCCATTCTCCTTAACCGAAAAGTCTCTTTAGGTTCACCCTTCCCTATCTTACTAAGAAGAATTGAGTGTTCAGGATCAATGTCAGCACTCTTTTTGGTAGATGTGATGTAGGCATAGTTTAACACATTACCCACCTCATCAAGAATAACAAATCCTCCATGATCCAATGATATATCTAGTCCGTAAATCCTCATGCTTTGCCTCTTCTCTTCTTATTTAACTGAGAAATCTTTCGCCTAAACTCCTTTGGATTCGTCAAATAACTGTAGTCAGATGTTACACAGTCAAACTTGGGATCAATCTGAACAGCGGGACAATAGTCACACATGAATCCGGAAGTTTCAGGCTTGTCATATTCATCCTTGGCAAACTGACAAAAGAAGCAATCATTCCACACCTCCTCAAAACCATTCTCCGCCATCCAGTCTGCTTTATTTTCTAAAACACTACCAGGTAAATCAAATGTCGTTCCACATCTTTAAGCAGTATTCCCATACCTTATCCAATGTCATACTCATGTTATGCTCACCTTTTCCATCACTTCATAAGTAAGTCCATCTCTTAACTGTACTTCATCTTTTGTGACTGCTACAAATGTTGGGTATTCATCATCAACCCAACTACCCGTGTTTGCATAGATTCTTTTAAAAGATACATGTGGCCATCTACCCTCAGGATTTATGGCAACAATCTCCTTAAGTTCAGCATTATGGCTATGTCCCATAATAGTAATAGGTGCTAAATTTTGTTGTCTAAGGTTTTCTATCACAAAAATATGCTGATCTAAATCAGTTATATTGTATTTCTTATTCTGCAACAAAGCTGCTTTAACTTTAAAATCACCAAACTTATCGTACATTTTCTTAAGCCAGACATCAGAATCTGGATGAATAATTCTTTCCAACCCAGCCACCAACACAGTAATATATTTACCTATCGGCCATTTTAAACTAAGCAATGGATTCTCAAAATTATTGAAAGTATCAAACTGATGCCCGTGCACCGCCCATACACCATCCTTACTATATTGAGAAGGTGTGAGTTTAGAAAATGGAAGAGCATCATGATTGCCATGTACAAAATAGACCTTATCCCTTCTCTCATCTAACGCCCGTATAACAGCAGCGTGTGCCCAGAAGATCTTCTCCAATTTTGACTGCCAGAGTTCATATAAATCTCCAACAATAACAATCTCGTGTGCTCGTTTATCTGTCCACTCTAAGAATTTGATTAACTCTGCATCTCTGTGAAAGTCATCTGACTTAGAGCCGTCACCTAAATGTATATCGGATAAAAACACTCTCATTTTCTATTCAACTCCTCTCTGATATCAAAACCAAACAAATCTTCCAACACCTTTTCCGAAGCATTCTGAGTAAGTTCAAATTTATGGCCGCAAACACAGTATTCTATTGCATCAGTATCAGGATAGGTATTCTTACATTTAGGACATATTTTTATTTTTTCATGTGAAGCCACAATTTCCTCTAAAATGTGTTTAATTTGACCTGGGCCACATACTTCACAATCCTCTGATATACCCCAACGATCCATAACTATATTCCTTCCTTAGTTTCTTTCATCAAGTGGTGACATTTTTTCCATAAAGTTATCTAAAGTCTTTGCCCATAAATGTCCATTTCTTTCTTACAAATTGGACAAGCTACTCTTGCCATAATGCCTTACTCCAATTCTTCTATGAATGTTGCTACTCTTACTGGAATACATTTTTCTTTTCCGTAAACAGTCATTGGATAATTACAAAAACCAGCGTTAAATATATTTTCTGTATATCCAAAAAAACATGTCCTGTATTTACTACCCGATTTGGCAACATATTGAATTTCTTCTTCTACTCTTTCAGTTTTCATTGCTTTGCTCCTTTAAACTCTTTTGCCACTGTATTACATTATACCATGCTTTCGGCATAAGTCAAGAGAAATATTAAATTTTCTCTCTAATATTGAATAGAAATTTGGCACCATCAAGTTGAATGTAAGGTGTGCCACCCATATTGGACATTTCAAGCCAAGAGACAATAGGGCCGCCTGCCAGTACTAAGTATATCCACATTCCTACGGGGTTCTCAAACACATCCCCATGCTCCCAAACATGCTCTGGTTTTGGGTAGAACTTATCCAGTATGGCTTGAGCATCTTTTTTAGTAGGCCACCACTCTGGGCACGCATCATACGTATTGCCGTCAGAGTGTAAAAATTGACCATGCTCCCCCCTTCTTCATCAAACAAATATTCCGTCAAAAGATCTGTTATCTTCTCAGGACTTGCAGCACACATTAGACCAAGTATTGAAATGAGATGGGCTATTGTTCCATATTCTATCTCTTGTTTTGATGGCATGGAAATAACTCCTACTAACTAAAGGTTCTGGGCTTCCTATCTGAAGGTCTATAAACTTCCTGCCAAACTTTCCATATCTCTTCTCGTAATTTCTCCTCCAAATTTTCGCCTTCAATCTTAGTGACCCAGGATTTCATTTGTTTATCTTCACCCCAAAGCTTAATATGCTGAGTTTTATTCTTAGCCGCAGCCTTACCATTTTGTACCTCACTTAGAAAATACAAATTGGAGGAGATGTCATCCATGCCGTAGTCGAATAAAATTTTAAACTGCCCGTCTCTAAAAGGAGGACCCACCTTATTTTTTACGGCCTTAAAGCTCGTCCAAACACCGATTACCTTTTCTTGGGTATTCGTTACAGCAGGACCGTGCTTCAAATGTATACGAACTGATGGATAAAACATTTGAGCTTTTCCACCAGGAACAGTCTCACCACCAAATGCAGAACCAAAATTATCTCTTGTTTGATCAATAACCACCAAAGTTGTGTTGCTGTACGAAAGGGCCTTCAAATACTTTCGGTATCCCAGTGACATCTGCTTTGCACGGTAGGCGCCATAACCTTGATCGTCCATTTTCTTATCAGCTTCAATCTTAGCGGGAAGAGCAGTAATGGTATCCGTAACAACTATCTTAGGCTTCTTATCCAGAATAGTGCACTTTGTATCTTTAAAGATAATCTTGGAAAGCCAGACATCAAAAAACTCTTCAATGGTTGCCGGAAAAGCATCATCGGTATCAAAGTCTTTTACATTGGTTAGCTTCTTAAAATCCAAACCATAATAGCTGGCAAATCTAGGATCCAGGGTGTGCTCAATATCACCATAATATGCACCCATCTTCGCCCTCTGAGCAAACCCCAGAATAGACGAAGCTATTACAGACTTACAGGTACTTGATCCTCCAAAAATCTGAACGATTCTACCAATGGGAATGCCACCAGGAAATCTATTTGCAATAGCAAAATCCAAAACAGTGCATCCCGTCTGCAAAAAATCAGTGACGTCTGGAATACCTATAACTTTGCTTGCAGCTTTAGAAGTTTTTTCAATATCGGATTCTTGTGCCATGATCTATTCTTCCTTTCCAATCACTTCTTCGGGTGCAGTATTTGAAAACCATTCAATACTGTCATCATCAAACTTTAGTTGAACTTGACTAAAGCAATGATAGTCAGATTCTACCTGCAGTACCTCTCCTACCTTATCAATAAATTTTTCTTTACCCTTATCATTATCACCAAAGTTATCTTTAACTTTAGCATATTGGATACCTTTTTGTTTAGCCAAACCCCAGGATGTACCCCTATTAAATCCAGCACAAAAAAGCATCAACTATTTCTTCCGCAGTACTCCTACCAATAATTGAAGGTAAAGAAAAATAAGCCTCCATAGCGTGTAATCGAGCGGTTATATCCTCATCGTCCGGAAGATACCCCTGGAAATTCCAATACTCTGCTTTCATACTATTCCTCTCTATTATCCTCTCCTAGGTCAGTTGAAGTCTCAGCTCTTTTCCTTCTTGTATCCATAATTGCTTTTTCACCTTGTTCCCAGCCACTTGTATCAAGCCCACTCTGTTCCTGTGAATAGTAATTATTGACGTACAATCGAACAAGATCGCGTAATCCAGATTGCCTCTGCTGAGCAGAATCCAAAAGAATAGAGGCTTCAGAAGCTAATCTGTCCGCCTCTACATAATCCAGAAAAGCTTTTCGATACCTCTCATGAATGTTAACCGTGGACCTGACGGCATCCACGGTAGACTTCTCCGGTAAACCATACTCTTTAGGATCTTTTCTAATGGCCAGGAGCAGCTCTGACTCAACAAAACTAATATGCTCCTTAGCAATCTTGGCCTGGGCCTTGACATCGGCAACCCAACTTCCGATGTCGTCATAAACAATGGCCTGCTGACAGCACTCTGTCTCCAACTCAAGTCGATCCAAGGGTAACCTTGATCTAAACTCTGAAAGTATTTCTCTATCTTCATCAGTCATGTTTTTACTCCGTCCTTCTCCTGCGACTTTGAACATCTGCTATCTTTGCCTTGATAACAGCAGCTTGTTCCGAATCTTCAACAACCTCTTTAGTAGATTCAAACTGAGTGTCACTGGCACTAACTCGTTCTCTACGAGATGCTCGAGTAGTTTCCTTTTCAAGGGGTTCCTGGGCAGTTTCCTTTTCAGGTTCCCTGGATTCTCGGCGTGAACGTGAACCTTCCGTACTCGACTTCCCAGCTGATTCAGAAGTAGTAGGAGTGGCTTTCACACCACTAACAGCTAAAGCCATTTCATCCGGATCTGGCTTTAAAAGAATATCCTCAAAAGGAGGAAGATCCTCATACCAAGATTTTGGAATTGGCTCGGTTTTCGTGAGTACAAATCCAACATATTCCGTTCTCTTACCGTCTTTACGAGTAAACTCAATATCCCTGCCGTCAACTGGATCAGTAGGATCTACCTTTTCACCTGTTCTCCTATCCTGAGACAGAGTGCACACTGCTTTGTAAATTGAAGGCGGACAATCAAACCAATGAGTACCTTCATCCTCAGAAGCAACATCAGTTGTATCCACTACATAAAGAAGGAAACGACGACTTGTCTTAAGATCGTTTATAACGTCTGAACTTATATTCTGCCGACGTAATTCCTGTGCATGATTGCAGATAGGACAATCCATATTAAACATCTCTTTCATACACAAAAAGGTCGACTTACCAGAACCTATTTGAGTATGTATGTGTATCTCCATGGCAAAAGGTCCTGTAGTACTCGGAGCCACTATCCGAATAAAATTATTGCCCTTCGGCTTTTTGGTATTGTACTTAGTAATACCCAATCGCTCCAATTTGCTCGTATCCACGAAATCAAAATTAGATCCACCTGTACTCATATTAGCTCCTGCGTTGAGGGCTTTCATTCTTGCTTCGTCCATCAGTTTTGTCTCCAAATCAAAATATTAGTATTGTTTATCTTTTAACTCTTAATATCTTTTCAAACACTTTACCAATCTCTTTTAAGTACCATACCTGCTTCTTTCCATCCGGCAAAGAGTAATACCATGACAACAAAAAGTATCAAACAAATAACTACTCCAGGGAAAAAGATAATTCTTCGTATAATGGTGTACCAGGGATTACATTCCGGATGCTCTTTACTATTAGGCCATTTCCAATTCATCTCATCACTCCTTCCAGGTTTCAAAACAGGCTCTTGCAATAAGAGCACCCATCAAACTTTTCTTACCATAAAAAGTACTATTAGAAAAAATCTTCAACAGGTGTGTAACGTCTAACGCGTCCTCCACGTTATCATACTTCTTTAACTTATTATACAAAAACGTCATGAGGGAAAACCTAATTCTCTCAGAATCTTCATTAATAGCATCAAAAGTTGTAATAATCGTTTTCCATTTCTTTCTTCGAGCAGCAGGACCCATCGATATAAGATTAAACAAGTCAAAAATAGTTTTCTCCTGCTCTGTGCCATTTACTATAAGTTCAACAGCATCATCCAAGTTAGTCATCTCAGCAACTTTTTCAAGTGCAACTAAAGCAGCCCTCGGAGATCCATCATTAGTTTGCACTAAAGCTTCTATAATACCCAATGTAATTATCCATCTTTTCTTTATGCAGGCCCGTGTAAGAACTTCCCTTATCTCCTCTTTCTGTAACAAGCTAACTGTATACTCGGCACACCTATTACGAAGAGTTGGTATGAGACTTTCCGCATCCGTTGTACAAAAAATGAAGTAACAATGAGGAGGATTATCCTCTATCACTTTCAATAAACATTCTTGTGCTTTGCCTGAGAATTCATGGCATTCGTCAAATATATAAACTTTAGCCCCACCTCCAAAACCTATCAAAGGAGCGTTTTCAGCAATACCTCTAACCGTACCAATTCCATTTGTATTAGCTGCATTTAATTCAAATATAGAATCAGATAAAGCTCCGAATTCCCTGGACAAAATACGTCCAATGGTTGTCTTGCCACAACCCGTTGGCCCTTTCAAAAGAATAGCATGTGGCCGATGTTCCTTAGACTGTTTTAACATAGCCACTAAAGCCCCAACAACGGCTGAATTACCTACTATATCCTCGAAAGTTGTGGGCCTGATTTCCTGATAGAGCGACATAATTACCTCCTATAAAATAATTATACCATCAACTCTGCTATACCACTGTAATTATTACATGCCTGACATTTCATACCAATTCTTAGCTCCGTACTCCCAAGAAACACTCATCGGAACATCTCCCTGCCAATCAAACATTTTTGAGCACAGAATTTTTTCACCCAACTCAATGACATCTTCCATCTCATCAAGATGAGTATCCAAAATAATAGCATCATGAATTTCTGCAACTGACAAAGTTCTAAACTCCCGACGGACTAATTCTGCATCAATTCTATTACCACCAGCTTGTAACAAATGGTACGCTGGCCCTTGTATTGGAGTATTATACAACTTATTTATATTAAGTGGTCCTGGACGTCTTGCTCCTGTGACCAATTCAACATAACCATTTTTCTGATAATCATGAATAGTTTTGAGTTGCCATTCTTTAATATAAGAATATTCATCCCAAAATCTGGCCTGTACCGAAGCTATATACTCCGGATCAAGACCCATTGAGCGGGCTATGGAGGCGGGTATTGCTCCATAAATACTGGGGAAAAAGAATCCATTCTTTGATTTATTTCTTATTGCCTTTTGCTCTACTGATTCAGTGTAAACCTCCCCCTCCCGGCCATAAGCTCTACTCGCCCACATCCAATGTACATTATAACCATCTTGAATCTGTTTTGTGAGTATGGGATCTTTTGAAATCATCGCAGCAACACAAATCTCTGCACCAGAAAAATCCGGTTCAAGAAATATGTGTCCCGGCCTTGGAACAATACACCTTCTAAACGTTTTCTGCCGTAAATTATGCTTAAAAACATTCTGAATGTTCGGACCGTCACAAGCAGACCGATAAGACCTTGTTATATTAAGACTGTAAGATGGGTGAGCTTTCCAACTGGGATCAACAAGTCGACGGTACTCCGCAGCTCTTTCCAAAACTTTTAAGCCACTACGGTAAGTGGTGACATTTGTTAAAATCTTCTTAACCTGGAGATCATCTGTCGTACTAAGTATTTCTGCGAACACATTCTTATCAGTACAGGGTTTCTTACCCGCAGTCATACGCTTTGATGTAAGGGGAACACCACAAATCTCATAGAGCACCTTACCAATGTGTGCGGGTTTACCTATATCAAATGCTACTCCTTTAGGATCATTTTTGATACTCTCATTATATTTAATAACAGCTGGAGTACCCTTAATGGCCTTCACACAATCCTCTATCTCAGTCGTAAAATCATCTTCAACAGCTTTCAAAGCAGTTTCATCTATTTGAATACCATTATATTTATAATTAGCCAATGTGCGGAGGCATTGGATGAAAAAATCATTAAACTTCTTTAAATTCCCATCCAACATGGCTTCTTGCTTATAGTAAGCCATTAAAGTATACCGGGAATCCCAACAGTTATAATCACACACCTTTTCAAGGGGTTGGTCAAATATCTTAGTGACGTCAACCATCTTCTTGTACACATGCCCCGTCATTTCAAAAACCTGGTAGGCCAATCCGGTTGTCCTGGCACTACAATTAATCACATGAGCAGTTACCATGGTATCATGTATAAAGTTCGTCATTGACTGTCCAAACTTGTTGCGCCCCCACAATTCCTCCATATAATAATTCTGACAGATCTTAGGTGTACTACTTTTCAAAAAATGTTTCCACGCAGCAGATATCCTAACCTGTTCTCCTGAACTAAAAATGCCCTCAAAACCAAGAGGAATGAAATCCGCATACTCGATGCTATCAGTAAACGATATAGAAGCCACCTGGGCATCCCGTTGAAAAGAATCAAGCATATTAGCTTCATAATCAAAGGATACAGGCTTATCATGATCACAATACCCCTCTATAGCAGCAATTGCATCATCAACATTAGTTAAGCACCTATTACCTTCTGCAGTCAATGGTTGAGGAAGAGGCTCACCAAGATAACTTATTACATTAGCCAAATCATATGCAAGAATCACCTCATCATCGGGAACATCAGCCCTACCCTTTCTCTCCAAAAAGAAAGCAGGTCGATGTGCACAGCCAACCCAGCAATTTCGTTCGTGGTACGGAAAAATCTTACCATGTAGCAGACCTTCATCTGGTAATTTGCTAAAAGCCTTGGATTTCAAAACAGCTTGGATCGCAATTGTTCCAAGACAAATAATCAATTCCGGCTGTACTTCTTGTATATCTTTTTCAAGATTTGTAAGACAACAGTTAATTTGATCCTTCGTTGGAGCCTTATCCCGTCCCCGAGAATCTCTTCCAGGAAAACACCGAACAACATTGGTTCTCGTGCAATCCACATCCAAATCAATACCCGAGTAGCCACAGAATTTAGTGAGGAGCCTACCTGCACCCCCTGAAAAATTTCGACCTGCTCTGTCATCCACACCTGAGGGGCTTTGACCAACAATCAAGATTCGCTTTCTTCCTTCTCCAAATCTTTTCAATTTGGGATGTCTACACTTATCACAGAGACCACAGGTACTGCAGTCATAAATTTTTGCTGGACGAGCAGCTTTCTTAACACCGGAGCCCCCGCGTTTTCGCGTGAACCTCTCAGGGTGCTCCTGTTGAAATAACTCCCAACTGTCCATAAAAAATGCAGGTTGTTTTGACATCTTTTACCTACCTCGTAATGCTTCTTGACAACAAATATCGTCTAATTGATTGAGCTCTTCCATCGTTGCCTCGGCAATGGCCTCTTCATAAAGATAATATACATCTGACCTATTAGAACCTGTGCGTAACCTTAACTGATGTCCAGATTCGATTCTATCAAGAACTTTATTGACCCAACAAGACTGATTACAATCAAGTAAGTCAACCCAAGAATCTCTATCACAACGAGTCATCTGGCCAAGCCATCGGTTCCACCGAGTCCTATACTTCTCAAGATTAGATTTAGACTTTTCATCTACAACACCTTTCTAGTAATATAATGAGGTTACTCGATGCTTATCCTCTTTGGAACCTTTAAGGTACCAATCAGTAGTCATTGAAATGGCTTTTCTACCGAGAACCTCACCTTTAATCTTAAAGATGGCCCCACCAGCACTAATGAATTTCTTATCCTCTTCCTCAGTTAAAGGTTCAGACAATACCTGATGAGAAACACCCTGCACGTATAAAAAGTTAATTCCATCCATTTAATCTGCACCTCCTGTCCGCATTAGATACTGTAACTTTTCTGCTTCAAACAAAATCAAACCATCAGCATAAAACTTGAAACTTGAACACTTACTTGCTATCTCTCTCAAAAAAGTGGGATTGACTGAAAAGGCTAACTTCAAATCCTCCCTTACCTTAACATCTATCTGCTCAACAAGATTAGCTTTCTCCGGCACCTTAGAAGTAAGAGTACAAACTCCTCCTTCAATTTCAATTAACATTATCCGATCAAGCGGATTTATATCTCCAAGTAAAGTTGAGTGCCGTTCAATAATTGAAGTTAATTTATCACCAAACTCGATCTGTTCATACGTATTGGAACTAGAAAAATATTGTAAAAGTTCCGGGTATTTTCCTGGAATTAGGCAGGTAGTAATGCACATACCATCCTCCAGGATAGCCATAAGAATATTATCACCAACTGCGGATAAAGAAACAATATCACGTTGATACCTCTTTAACAAGTCAATAAACTTAACTGGTATTGTACAGGTAATACCTGAATCCTCTTTTAACTCCCATTTTGTAACTCGGTATCTATCTGTACTAAAAATTGTATCCTTGTTAAGCTGAACACCACAGTATGGTCCTGCCACAATATCCTTGGAAACTCCAAAGCGGCAAAAACCAAGTGCCTCCACCACATCAGACAACAGAAGTGGATCTATACTCACCCGCTCTTCATTATCTGCAAAGGGTGTGGATTGAAACGTAGGCGGAGTTATCACAAAAAACTTTCCCACAATCTTATTAGTCTTTATCTTAAGTTCATTCTCTTTAACTTGCAAATCAACTTCTTCTGCACTAAGAGAGATTAAAAGATCAAGAACTTCTTTAGATATTGAACAGCATAAACCAGTATCAATTGAACAAATTAAATCCGCCAAAATAATTCCATTAGTAGCCTGGATATGATTCCCCTCAATTTGAAAATACTGAAGCTCAGGCATAAGGGGATTACTTCCAAGCATTGGCGCCATCTTTTCAAGAATCGCCACAAATGTACTTCTATTAATTTTCATCAATAACTCCTCAATCAAATTTATTAAAATACTGGGGGCTGAATATTCTTATTTAATTTTGGTGGTATGTGCATCAATTCTTCATCCTGTAGTCGGGCATAAAACAAAGTATTCGCCTTCAATCTTTCAGCCTGTTCTGTCTTAAGTTTTTCAGAATCAACACCTATCGTCCTAAAATATTCTTCTATCCTTTCAACTATCACAGCAGGATAAGTAATACTGTAGTGTGAATGCACAGTATCCGTCTTAGCTAGGGAAACATCAGATGCAGATACCACATATGGTGTACACATAAAGTTGTACTTCTTTGTTCTTACATCAAACTTAGGAACCATAATCCTTCCAAAGCCAGCCTGCTTCAACCAAGTAGTTGAATCAACACTATAGAATGGATACCTTACCATGAATTGGAATCCAGTAACTCCGAAACCATGAACCCTGGTACCCAAATTTTTCTGCTCAATATAATCAAAAACTCTATCAAACAAATTCCTGAGACTTCTTACGGGTATTCCACGAGCAATACCACCAACACCAATGTACTCATATTCGTTAACATACCTCTCTGCCCACTTAAAATCCTCACCATAATGGTACACTGGAACAGGACGAACCCCCCTACTCTCCATGTACTTTTGATTCACCCAACCTGCTTCGACATCTCCAATAGCATCAAGATTTGCATAGGCATATAACCTGTGATTCCATTTCAGAATGTAATCAATGTAGTCATCCAAATATTTTTGAGTATCCTTAACTTGTACATTCTCCAAAGTAAACGACCCCGAATCCAAGAAAATCTTCACCTCTGGAAGCTCCTCTAATATCTGGGTTACTTCAGTATGAGCAAAAAATGATTCCAAAGCAAGAATCTTACCCTGACGACCCATTTCTATAAGTTCATCTGTATGCTGTCGCTTGGATGCAGTAAGGAATCTGGCTAAATATATTCTATTGAAAGACATACTACTCCCCTATTTTCGTTCTTCTGGAGCTCCACAATAAATGCAGTTATCCTTGGCCCGATCTAGTTTATTAAATACACAACAACCAACTGGAGACTTTTGACAAGTCCAACTACCTAATGAATGATATTGACCTACATCCTCTCCAAGATATCTATCGAGAATGGTTGATATCTCCTCACGCAGAGTCTGCTGCTCTTATAAAATTTCCTTAATTCTATCTGGATCAGTCATTTCAATTTACTCCATCTTAAATAAAAGCAAAGCTCAGGACAGGAATGGTGTTCCCTGAGTGTACACATCATCATGTGGTTCTTTGCTTTCTATTCAGTGTAACCTCTGGCTCTATCCTCAACGTTATCCGGCTCGAAGAAGTACGAATTATAGTTATCAGTTATGATATCCCTATCCTTAAATACTTGCCGCATATCTTTCCACCCTATAGATTGACCAGATTCTGCATCTTCAGCTTCAATAAACACGTCAAGTTCTTTGATATACATGCTGTCAGACCCGCCCTCGCCTCCATTATCTGTCCAGAAGCAAATGACTTCACCTAATCCACACATATTAAAACGACTTGAACACATTCCATATTCAGAATGCTCTTTCTCTCTAACTTTCATCTAACTCTCCCATATACTCCACACATCTTTTAATCGTAGACTCATACTGCTTTATATCAATGTAGAAAGGATTGAATTTTAATTCCATCAAACGAGTCAGTTTATCCACAAGATCATCCTCACTCGAATACAGCAACCGTTCATCACCTACCACTTCTGGATAAGCAAACTGGTTAGGACACAAAGGAATACTATGCAAAACATAAGCTTCTAACTGCCCAATTCCGAACGTTTCTTCAGTTTTCAACGAAAGAATTACTTTCGCTTTATTTAAAAGTTTGTAATACTCTTTTCTACTACTGGCCTGAAGAACAGAAACGTCAGTAAACTTCTGCTTTATTGTATCTATAAGACGAGAGTTACTTTGTTCCAATCTCCCACTAATAAGTATTCCTTTTTTCTCCTCAAAGGGTATGGGTTTGGCATAGGCTACAACATCCTCTTGATAGAAAGGAAAACCAACCACTACCAAATTATTGAATTTCCTTCCAAAGTAATCCTCAATCTTTTTCGTATGATAGTACGTAGCCACAAAAACCTTATCATAGGTGTCAAATATCATCCTATCTATCCATGGCCTACCCTTTGTCCTACTCCAAACATCCCCGTCACACCAGCAACCCGCGTGTAGGTATCCGCAGGCTTTCAACTTTGGATTCGTCAGTCTCAAAAGCTGGATCGCGGGTGTCATCAATCCTGGAAACTCAACATCTAAACAGAGTATCTTATCCGGTTTAATTACAGTTAACGCCTGTATTTGTGCACATTCATACTCCAAAGCCTTATAAGGATCAGTGAAATATTTAGTTACCTTGGCAAGAGGAAAGTAGGGATTATGAGGATCTACCATTTGAAAAGATACATCCAACTTTCTCAACTCACGCCTCCACACTTGGATCCAATCAGCCGTGTATCTATTTTCACAAGGTAATTGAGGTAGTACTGTAATCATATTAATCATCCTCAGTGAAACATCTGTCCGTAATTCTTGGTGTAATTCCTGAGCCGTTATCCTCACACGAACAACTTTCTCTTTTCCATACAAATTCATCTCGTGCGGACTATTGTATAAAATGCTCTACACATATTCTTAGTATACCCAAGATTAACCGTTCGAAATACATTTCCGGTTTTAACCACCCAACAAATTCTAGAAGCCATTATATTCTCCAATCTATACAAAATCCAAAACTATACCTTCAAACAAGAAATATTTCCAATCACTTTCCCACAAGGATTTTTGGTCCGGGTAAAACTTGTTAAGTGCAGCTCTCTTTTCTTCCTTATCCTTCTCACTCAACTCTCTGATAAAACTTGCTTCCATACTCACGGAATAGTATCCCAACCCACATCCACTTAATCGTGCAATACTATTAACCGCCTTGTGCAGAGGATGATGGTCAGTTACATCAGGTACCAAACAGGTAAACCTCTGAGCTCTAGCCAACTCCAAATATTTGTATAACCCCTCAAACTCCAATTGATCTACAGAAAATCCTAACTCATAACCTGCCTTCTTGGCCAATTCGTAACGTTCTGGAGTTGCATCAAGATATACCACCCAATCAATCAAACCTTTTTTGATTAAGGAGTAACAGCCGATCAAACAATCATCCGGATGGGGAGCAATAATAATATTCATATTGTGTACCCTATTCCTTCCCAACTACACATTAGTAGCAAAGTTCAGTAACGCGTACAGTTCTATACGATTGGGTGTAGCATTCATGAAATCCCCGGCCAAACTCGAAATAGTGCACTTATCTGCCTGCATAATGACGGCAACTCCTTCCGTTTTCGGGTAATGTGTAATAAGAACTTCTGACAGTATTCCCGCCACATCTCTCATTCCCTGAATGGAATTTGGCAACTCCTTACTATTAAAATACCCATTTACCACATCATCTAAATCATCCAAATTATCATCCGTAATTAATGCGACAAATGTGAGTATAGGAAGACTGTACCTTCGCATAATTAAAGGCGAATACTCTTTCCCAACTAACTTGGTATTGGGCACTGCTTTTGTTTTTTCTTTACTCATGTAAAACTACTCGCTTTCTAATTATATCTTGTCTCTATGTCTGATTAAAAATTCTTCTTCAGTTTCCGGATGAAAATGGAAAAGCTCAATGGCAACTTGAGAATGTAAATAGAATGCCATTGCCCGAACAGATGAATCGGGATGATGGTAGGCCAATACCGCAAAGCTATCAGCAAGATGATGAACATAATGCACCGGGCAGTACTCTAATTCGTCCAATGCTTTATCTATCAACGTACTACCCATATCAATTGTTTTCATGTAACTTTGCTTGGTTGGATCAGCATCTATTTGACACTTAGATCGAAGCCAACGAGTACATTTCTTGACATTCTGAGTATACTGGTCTGGTGCTCGCAAACCACTTAAAAGAATAGACTGCATTTTACAGCCAACATTAGCAACCCAATCTTGTAATACAAACATGTTACCTCCAAATTTAATCTGTATTTAAAGCTTCCTCCCGCAGTTCACATGCATGACATTTGCCACAAGGTTTACTTTCTTCCGTTGGATGGTAACAACTCCAGGTACCCCCAAAATCAACACCCAGTGCACGGCCTATCTTAACAATATCCTCCTTTGACTTATTAACAAATGGGGCATAAACTCCACGAATATTATTTCCTAAAGATAGAGCTTGACTCATTGCCTCAATAAACTCCTCCCGACAATCCGGAAAATCTGTAAAATCCTCGGCATTTGGGCCAAAGAATATATCCGGAATACCCCGAGTTTCTGCATAAGCAGTTGCCAAACTCAAAAAGATAGAATTTCTTGCTGGGGTTACAACAGTAAGACTCTCATCGTCCTCTGTCAAAGAACTGCCACCAAACTGAGTTAAATCAACACAAATTGTTCGACTTGGGATACCCAACTTAACCGCCAGTGCTCGAGCATACTCCAACTCTATCTTGTGTCTTTGTCCATAGTCAAACAAAAGAACTTCCACTTTAGAATAATTTAAAACATCCCTAACATAATAAAGTAGAGTTACACTATCCATTCCACCACTCAACAAAACCAAGGCGGATGATTCTTTTACTGTCATAAAATCTTTTTTAGCCATTGTATCTCCTATATTATCTACAAACACCATCTTTATGGGCCTACCTCTTGTCATACCTCACCCTTCATAACTTTTGATCTCTTAATCAGATCTTCCACTTCCAAAACCCCATGTGCATAATACTTACTAACTGCTTCAACGCTGCCTGTCTTTTCATAAATGTATTTTGATTCGTAGGAGCAGTTCCAATAACAACCCTGGCAGCACTCATTGTAATCCTTAAACCAATCTTCAAGAAATTTGTCAAAATCTAAACTACCAATATTGTGTTTTGTGACTCGATCGCCTTTTATTTGTAAACAAAGTCGCATAGATCCATCCGCATCCGCCACAAGACCTACTGGATACTGGCAGTACCAATCCTGGGTAATTCCAAACCCTGACCAATTAAGTAAAAACCAGTCAGTGTTATGAATCAAGTAGCCTTCCTTCTTCATCTGAATTACTTCATTCATCACCTTTTCAATTCTATCTGTATCCCATTCAGTAAATAACCTATCCTCTAACTGCTCATAAGTGGAGGTATAATCATAACTACTACTCTTACCAAACAGCATAGGTGTAATCTCAGCATAAGTTTTCTGCAAAGTTAGATACCTAATTATGTCCGGAACTTCCTCAAGATTTGTGCTATCCACAGTCACAGTGCAGTGCAAATCCTTAAATCCGAGTCTATTCATCATAGGAAGTAGAGCCATTGTTGTTTGACTCTTCAAATTTTCGCAGTTATCTGCTCGGGTCTTTAGGGTATCCAGACTAACTGAGACCGACCGAATTGCAGTTTCTTTCAACTTCTTCAAAAAAGTTTCATCCAGAAGAACTCCGTTGGTGGTAAAAGCAAAAGGAAGATGAGCTTCTGCCATTGCCTCTGTAAACTGGGGTAGATCATCTCCCCAAGTTGTGATATCTCCTCCCAGTAAAATAGTAAATCCAATGCTGGGTATCTTCTCATTCAAACTTTTAAGATTACTGATCCACTGTTTCCAGTTCAATTCATTAGGAAAATTCTGATCATGAATTTTGCAGTAGGAACACGCCAAATTACACTTCCTGGTTGGAAGTATTGTAAGAGATAATGGTTTCATTCTTCATGGCTCCGTCTTCTGTCCCAATAAATTCGTAACATTGTAAGCGTACACAATTGAGTTCCATTAACCTTAATATCATTAGTCTTACACACTCTTAAGTCGTACTTTGAATTATGCCACACCTTCATACAATCGGAAGCAAATACATCCATACAGGCTTTATACAAATCTGTACCATATCTGCCCCACACTAATATCAGTTGTCCTTTATGAGGAAAGCATAACGTCAGGCCAAACGGAAATGGATTGTCCACAATTCTATCATGGTCATCGTGCAACACACTCGGCGTATGAAAAAGCAATCTGGTTGTCTCAGTGTCCAGACAAGCTATATCCTTTTTTTGTCACAATAATAATCTTGAGTCTTTATTGTATTCCCAGATTCTTATTGCCTTTCTGTGTTGTTCGAGTATATTGTTATATTCATTCATAATACTACAACCACGACCAGGCACGTTTTGCAATAATGGCATAAATATGAGCCACACCTACACCATATTTTTTTGCTAACTCAGATACAGAACTATTTTCTATGTGTATAGTAGAACAACCACGACTTCCGTGGCTTTCTTTTATTAAACCATAACCAGCAGTATCAAAAGAAGCCAACCAATTTCAGCACTTTCCTTTTGGTCTTTTGAATTTTTCCCAGAAACGATCTATTAATGATTTTGTTTTTTTCATTCTATTTTTCTTTCCAACAATATAAACATCGTATATATGCAAACTTTTCTGATACAACAGGTATTCTGTATCTTTTAACCCATTTATGCAGCCCTATTTTGCACCTTAGTTTATTTACTTTTTTCATCAATCATCCTCGTAATAGAATCATAATAAGCTTGATCATCTGCGTCTCTTATCGCTCCGCCTTTAAATTGTCTTATTTTATCATCTTGTTTTTCCTCTTTCTCTTGCTTACTTAAATACAAATTAAGTACCGTCTGTGCTTCTACATTATTACTAAAGGTATAACAAATATTATCTTCATTTCCGTTTCTATCAATATATTTATTTGTATTAGCAAAATTACTGCCATCTGTTACAACCCAATTTTTATTATCATTTGTCCTACGCACTCTAAATTTACCCATCTTTAATCTCCTAAACAAAACAAGCTAAACCTTCTCCACTATATTCATCAATCATCCAGTTCAAACTACGAAGTTTAATTGCATCTTCTATTGTAATCCCTGCCTCAACAATTTCGGAAATATAAACCGAACCAATAACATCATGTTTAGCCCAATCAATGCCTTTCTTTGGACAATATTTCCGAATTATATCCAATCCAGCACAAGCATTACAGCCATCTCCAAAATTAGTTTTAATACTATCGTCACTCATTATTTCTACAAATTCTTTTTCAGTCATTTCTTAATCTCCTATAATCTTACTGTATTGTAAAATCTCATGTGGTTTACCATTCGGTTGTTTGTGTAATATAAACCATTCGTATTCTCTTTTACACCCTTTTGATTTTCCCCATCCCAGTGCAAGTATCACCCCTGTAAATCCAACGTATTCAAGGACGGCCATATCAATAGTGTAAAGCCAAAATTCATATCTTTCTTCCAATGACCATTTCAACATCTCAAGACAAGCCATTTCAATCGAATGTGAATGAGTAATCGGGCTGAATATGTTATATCCAGCCAGCAGTAGTTTAGCGGATCGGCGGCAACAAAGCTCGTAATTTGCTACTCTACCCTCTACCGTCTGAGCGGAATAAGGATGTGTAAAATAGTAGAAACCCGATTTTATCTTAACCATATCTACTCCTTATTCATTTTTACAAGTGCAGCAAAATACTCACGTAAACAATTACCACAAAAGCGACAATGAGTATCACCCTTCTCTCCCTCAATCTTACCACAACTATACACCCACTTATTATCTTCATACATTTTCATAACCGCATGCCAAGCTTTCGTTGTGATTGCATAATATGAATTTAGTGTCCTCTTGCGGAAAACATAATCATCTTCATAGGCTTTGGGAATTTTATTTACTGCATTAAAGTATGCCATGAATGTTAGTACAATTGGAATTTCTTTTTGACAATAATATCTAATACACTGACGTTGTAGTTCCGTATTCCATGTGTTGGCTCTAAAGCGAACAAACATTAAATTATCAGGAGGGCAATCAATTTTGTGGAAATCACTGTCTGTCATTTTACCAGGATTGGCAGTCAGCACAACAGGGGCGTCAAAATCAAGATTTGGAATTGCCGTGTTATAAAATTTATGTAAATAACCAGCCGTCCCACAAAAAACTGTGTCTTTATCATTGTTAGAATCATTACCATCATTAACACGCACAACATGATAACCTAATATATCTTCTGGCATGTTTGGTAGATTATTTTGTAATGGTTCAAGGTATGATCGTCCTGATTGAAAAAAGCAATCCTCACATTTATTCGGACATGTTCCTGTTTGTGGAATAGCACATAATATACCACTACCTTTTGTTTTTGGATTTTCTTTATACATATTTATGCCTTTCCTAAAATCTTATCTAAATCCAAACTCATTTTAACAATATAATTCGGCCTTGCTTCAGGACTACTATATATAAGCGATGCAGGATGAACATAGTGCAAATACTTCCATCCATATTCCCTTTCATCCATATATCGCTTAACACTTTGCTCGGCATCTTTTCCCAATGTTATAACAACTTTTGGCTGGACAATATCTAATTCTTCAAACAAATATAACAGGCAATTCTCCTTCTCCTCATCCGTGCTCGGTCTATTTCTCTCAGGATGGCAATGAACCGAATTTGATATGAAACAATCTCTTCTGTTTAGCCTATTTAGTTTTAATACGGCATCTATTATTAATCCAGAACCTAAGATGAAAGGAATACCACTATAAACACCGTATTCGTGACAACTTTGTCCAACAAAAAATATGCCTGCATTTAAGTTGCCCCATCCTACACAGGCTTCGGTGACTCTTTTTATATTCATACCAGGACATTTGTTACATTCTATGATATTTTTACATAAACGATGATGTCGTTTGCCTTTTTCATATAATAATTCCAAGTCGTTAAAAGCATCGTTCTTAAAATTGCTGGATTCCAAATCACAAAACTTAGACAATTCGACCAACTTTTTGCTGCGTTCAGACATCTGCTAATTGTCTCCAAATACACTTCCGTGTTCTTTTATATCCATAGCATGAATTATTTGAGAAATACCTTTACCAATTAATTTTTCATCTTCAGTTTCAACGATAATAAATGTAAAAACATTTTTGCCTGATTTGGAAAGTGTACACAACGTCCTATATATTCACCTGGTGGTATGTATTTTTTATTCTTTCTGCTCACTTTTCTAATCTCCTCTTTTTCTCATTCATCAATCTCTTCTTAATCCCACTGCATATTTCCAACGCATCTTTCAATCCAAATGTAGCTATTAATATTACATAGTACTTATCCACTTGAAAGCGGATTTCTTCTTCAGTTTGTTTTTTCATTTTTGGAACATTCCCTGGGATTACCAGTCCATACTACTTTTTGACACCAATGACGTTCCGTACAAGTTAAACATGGACTCGGATTATCCTGAATTGCTTTAGCTAAATTGTCTTCCATTTTTTCTCCTTTCAATCTGGTGTTCTTGGCGGTCAGGTGTTTAATTATTTTACACGCTTCCAGCAGGGCGTCGCGTTGCTTTAATAGCTCGTCGTAGGTTATGCCCGGTTCAAATACACTGGTTTGGTATTGTTGTTTTGTGCCAATTGGAGATTCTTTTCCGAAAGTTGGACATTGCATAGTTTTGTAATGATGTAAGCCGTAACTGGCTCCACAGTTCCTACATGTATCACTCATAATCCACCTTCTTTCTCCGCCTGAACTATGGCGGATTTGACTATTATACGAATTCTGTAGTCATCAATACCTGTTAAAGCCCGTTTCAACGCATCCAGCATAACGGGAGCGGCGGCGATTAGCTGGGCATTGGCTTGCCAATTCTCAGACATTTGTTTTGTTACTTGACAAATATGATCCACTGTATCTGGCCCACCTGTTTTAGAATAAATCGCGTAATATGTTGGCCGATTTGGGTTTGGCTGCGGATTAAGTTTCCACGGCCCCGGTGTATGTTTACTTTTACTCATTTTCTTATCCTTTCATTCTCTGAGACGCCCTACAAGGCACGATCTCAATGGCAGGCGACTATTATGCCGCCTATATTACCAGTTCTATTAAATGATTCTTTTTTCAGTCCTCCAGTTTAGGTACTTCCGGTATACGATGAAACTTATTTGCAAACGACAACAGAGCTTTTCTGGCTTCAATAAACTCCGCATCGCCGCAATCCAGGGCACAAAAATGATATGCTAATTGTGTGGCTATTTTTACATCAACTTTTGCATTAATAGAGCCACACCATAACGGCCAACAGGAAAAGTCCAAATCCGCACCCAGTAAATTCGCATATCGTAAAT